TATCGGGACTATCGGCCCTCACGTACGTTCGGGCCTATCGGGACTATCGGCCCTCGCATTCGCTCGGGCCTTTCCTTATCCTATCCTTATCCACTCCTTATTCTATCCTTATCCTATCCGTATCACAAATAAAAATCAAATAAATTCAGAATAGTTGTTGACAGGGTGTGCGATGGTGTATATAATATAACTATAGCAGTCTTGGAGTGAAGCGCGCGGATAACCACTTGCGAAAGCATGCCGCCGTGAGGTTGGTCAACCCTCCGAGGCTGCTTTTTTGGGGGGTACTTTGTGAAAGAATTAACAGGTAAATTTGGCACGTACCTTATGACCGATGACGGTTTCTATTTGGAGAAGCCTGACGGCGTGCATTGGTATTGCAATGATTTAGTTGAAACAGGACAACATATGTTATATGGTTGCGGCGGGCGTGGTATTGGAAAAACATATAACACGCGTCTTACCGCAATGGACCAATTTAGGATACCGGCGGAAGAGTTGTGCAACGCTGACCCGAAGAAAGTTGAGAAAGCACTTGATGCAGGGGAAATACACCGCTTTGTTTATATGCGACGTCGTGACAAAGAAATTCAGCTTGAAAGGCGGAAGATGTTTTCACGTTATCCATACGATATCCGCAAGAATTGGAAAGTAAACAAGGGCAATATCATCACTTATAAAGGCATGGAAGCCGGGTACATGATAGATTTGGACCATGTGCGCGGCGCGGGTATTGATTTTGCGAATGTGAATACTATCATCAACGATGAGTTTATCTCACACAAGAGCGGGGCAAACGCGTACCTTCCGAAAGAGTATCAGATTTTTCAAGGTGCGGTGGATAGCATTATACGTTATGATAACAATACCCGCGTGTTTGCGATGAGTAACGCCGTTTCAGTTTATAATCCTTATTTCTTAAATGAGGGATATATGCCGACGGGGCAAAAGATGTGGCAAAATCCTGCGCGTCACGTTGCAGTTGAATGGTGTGAAGCAAGTAAAGAACTTCTTGACGCACGCGAAAAGAGTTGGTTTGCAGAATGGACCGCAGATACAGAATACGGGAATTTTTCGCTATACAATAAAGCTTTGCGTGATAACGACAACTTTATTAAAACGAAAGGTCGCTATGCGGTGTTGCGTTATATGTGGCGCGTTGATGACCGTCTTTTCGGTATTTGGTATGATAAATACAGCAATGACGTTTTTTTCAGTGAAAACACGGGCAACAAAGACGTGGAATGTTTTGAAATGTCTACAATCGACAAAGAGTACGGTACACAATCCCGTCGTGCGTTCATGACAAGCTATGCGGGTGGTAATCTTGTTCAGCGTCTTGACAAAGGATATGTGTTTTTTGAGAGTCAACTTGCAAAGCAAGCATTTTTTACCGTTATGAAAGGAAGTTTCTAATGCGTTGCACAATGTTGGACTATGGCGTAACAGAGGCGCATATTTATAATCAGGGAGTAGAGATTCCGTACGTGCACGACTATACCGCAGGTCCTTACACCGTGATACCCTTTTCAAACTTTTTGATATATATGCCATTTAAGGGATACTATCAAGATGAATACGGGTTGACGGTTTTGTACGATGAAACCAACACAAAGCGGATGATTCTATCGGCGGGTAATGCCGTGCATTTACTTGCATCTAATGTGACAGTAGAAAAAGGAACGCCTTTTATCTTATGTGGATTAAGCGGCAACACATGGTATTCCAAAATTGCAGAGCTAGGTTTTGTTTATAGCTATTACGGCAACGGCTTTACATTTGCGTTATGCGATATAGAAGAGAGCGTTATTTTTCCCGACGGTGTGCTAGGCGGTGTGCAACCGATTCAAGGCACAGCACTTCCTTCCAATTCGCAAGTGTTGATTTATTACCATCGTTTACGCAGTGCAAGTGACAACAGTCCAAGCGCGATGATTCGCGAGCGTGGTACAGGGGCTCTACCTAGCGAATACAGTAGCAAATATCTGGATTTCGTACAATGGTCTACGAGCCAAACAACCAAAAAAGCGGTTAGTGATACAGACGCGTCTTTTCAATTTATATTCGCGTGGTATACAGCAAAGCCGAATTATAAAAAAAGTGTTCATAGCGTTGATGTTCCTATCCATTATAGCAAATACGGCAACCCGTTAATTCCCGACGAAGCACCTGCAAGTATTCCTATAATGTTTCGTGTTCATCCAAACACAAAGCAAATCACATCACTTACAACACTTGCCCCCGTATTCTATGAGTTTAATTTATCGTGGTACACATCACAAAATTTATACGCAAGCGGATGGCGGGTTTTGCAATCTACCATAAATATTTCAGGCGACTGGCAAACGCGTGGACTGGCAGACGGCACCTTTAATTTTGGCACTACCGATTTTACTTATAGTATTTCAGGTTTTGATGAGATTGCCGTTTTTGTAGCCCCTGAAAGTGCATACATCGAAAAGAGTCCGCATCCAAGCAAAGCGAATATTTTGCTTTTGGACAAAGCCGCCGGGGTTGATGAAATCAAAGAATATGATTTGCAAACAAACTCATTCGATTCGTTGTTTGTCCATATAGATACAAACCCTGTACAATATGTTAAAGCTTGGCGCGGCATTACTTGCAGTATTGCGCGTTATATGAAGGAAATCGACACCGACAGCGAGCATTATCCGCCTTCCGATTTTTACGACATTAACCAGCGCGGCGGCTTGCAATGGGGTTCTTTTGGAATACTTGAATGGACCCCGAATGCCGCGAATTATGATACATCCGGTGAGCCCGATATTATTCCTATTTTGTTTCTATTGAGCCATATAGGGAAATTCCAGTTAAATTTTTGACAAATGGTATTGACAAATATTTAACGAAGTGCTATTTTAATTATAAAGTAATAGCAGGAGGTGTTATATGTATCTTATCATCGTTTTGGGTTTCATTGTGTTTGATGTCGTGACGGGCCTTATCAAGGCCGGGTATAATGGCAATTATAATTCTGCCATTATGCGACAGGGTGGTTTCCATAAAAGTATGGAAGTTATGGCGATGGCAGTTGCCTATTTTGTTGAGTATGCTATTGTATATATCAACATTGGGGTTGATGTTCCTGCCGTTCCCGCCGTAACGGTATACATTTGTATTATGGAGCTTATTAGTATTCTTGAAAACATTTGTGCAGTAAATCCTCAGATGTGTGCTCTATTCAAGCCCTATCTGGACAAGTTGAAAGGCGGTAACGATGCGTCGAAGTGATGGTGAAGTAGTTCTGGAATGGCCTCTGTTAAACCATATCATCACGGCTGGCTGGACTTACAATAACGGTTCAGCACACAGGGCATTGGATTTCCGTGCGGTGGTTGGCACGCCTGTCTATGCGTCTGAATCCGGTACGGTTGACCAAGTGCAATACTGGAACGGTAAAAGCAAAACCGGCATGCAGAGTTATGGTAACATGGTGCGAATCCGTCACAGCCCCTACAAGGGCAAGAATCTTCAAACGCGTTATGCGCATTTGAAAACAATCCTCGTAAAGAATGGGCAGACGGTCAACGAAGGGGACCTGATTGGCTATTCCGGGGAAACGGGCAACTGTTACGGGGAACACTTACATTATGAGGTGATTTATAACGGCACCCGTGTCAATCCTTTAAGCTGGCTTGATAAAAATTTCACAACTGCTAATGCAAGCGTGGCAAAACACCTTGGGTCTTATCAGAGTGTGGAACGTGAGAAAGAGAGCGCCCCTTCTAGCGGCGATTATATTAAGATTCACGCAACCGGCTCCGATATGGCAAAGCTGTTGGAGTTGTGCAATTCTCTCAAGTTGACCTATACACGTTCCGAAAGTTGAGGTGATTGAATGACGCGTGAAGAGGTTGTTGAGCGAGTCTCTACCGCATTGAATTCGCTGGACGAATACCTTGCAACCCTGGACGGTGAAGCATTGACTTCCGCCGGTGATGTTGTGGCAAGCGTTCGCGAAAATCTTAAAGACATCGCGGAAGCCGTGCCTGACATTGAGTATGTAGCAAAAAGCGACTACGACAAAGTAAAAGAAGCTTACCGCGCTATGATTGCAGGCCGCGAACCGCCCGATGTTCCCGATGACGTAACAGAGACCGTTGAGACCAAAGAAGAGACAACCGAAGAGACCGACCCGAAAGAGTTGGAAGACCTTATTTATGATTCTTAAAGAGGTGATTTATATTGGCAACTAAAGCAACCCCCGAAGTTCAGGGCATGGCACGTGCGCAGGCCGCATATAATGCGATGTCTGCAAATGTTCAGGCGCTGATTCCCGAACCGACTGCCGACAACGCTGCCGAATTTTTCGGCGCTATCCGAAAGTATGACCCGAAGTTCAACGAGTTTGGACCTGCCCTTATCAATGCGGTTATTACCGGCACCGTAAAGGCATCCGAAGCAAAGAACCCGCTGTCCAACGTTTACAAGGAAATGCGAGAATACGGCTACACGGTCGAAGAGATTTTCGCAGATAAATTGCAGGTTGTGGACTGGACCGCGTGTGATACTTCAACGTATGACGATGTTTTCGGCGTTGAGCCGCCCCGCGTTTACACGAACTTCCATTCCATCAACTTCCAGAAGCGTGTAAAGGCATCCATCTCTAACGTACTCTTGAAGCGTGCGTTCAGCTCCTATGAGGGCTTTAACGACGTTGTGAATGCTATCCAGCGTACCCTCGTCACTTCTATGATTGATGAGGAATCGAAGGCAAGCACTCAGCTGTTTGCATTGGCTCACGCTGGCGGATTTGCGTACCCGGTCAAAATCAACAGCGACATCACTTTGCCGCAGGATTCCGGTAAAGTTTATCTGGACGAACCTGCATTGAAGTATAATGTGGCAAAGGAAAAGGAAATCGTTCATAAGTTTGCCGTTGGCGCTTCCCGTGATTATAACTGGATGGGAGTTTCTCAGCTTACCGATATTGGCCGCGTGATTTTTATCACGACCCCCCAATACCTGTCTTCTCAGGATGTTGGCGTACTTGCGGCGGCATTCAATATGGATAAGACCGAATTTTTGGGCCGTACTATTGAGGTAAAAGACCTCGGCGGTGCAGAGAAAGACGGCGCTATCGGCTTTATCGTCTCGGAAGACTGGTTCCAGATTTGGTTGCAGTCCCGTGAGATGACGCAGATTTACAACCCGGTTAAGCGTGTGTGGAATTTCTGGTATTTCACCGACGGCACCTTCTCTACTTCTCTTATGGAAAATTGCGTGGAGCTGGTGGATTCTATGAAGTCTATCACTTCCGTGACCATTACCGCAGGGCAGAAAGCCGCAAAATGCGCAAGTACCGAAATTGTGGCAAAGGTTGTCAACGGCGGAGAAAAAGGTGGATGGTCTTCCAAGCTGAATTGGAGCATTACGGGCAACAATTCCAAGAAAACCTTTATCAGCCCGTCCGGCATTCTCTATGTCGCAAATGACGAAACCGCAAGCACTATTTCCGTCACGGCTACGAGCGCACAGGACCCGTCCAAAACGGATACCAAAGATGTGACCGTTACCGCTTCTTAAACATCGGCGGGGGCAACCGCCCCCGCTTTATTTTTTGGAGTGAAGATATGCCTTTAATTAAACCGATGACCGACGTACATTTTCTGTCAAATGCTCCGGTCGATTATCAGATGAATAATGTTCTATGGCTGGCAAGTGAACAAGAGGAAGCTAACTTTTTCTTGTCTAAAACAAAGTTCAGTTTTGACAACTGCCGCGCAGTTAATAATGACGGTGACCCGTGGGAAATTACCGTTCCACTCACAGATGGTTCAACGCTTGATGATTACTACAATTGCAATTATCTTATGTGGCGCAACCCTCAGTTTTCTAACAAGTGGTTTTATGCCTATATCGGCACCCCGCGTCCCGCGTCTGCTGGAAGTGTTACCGTGCCTTTTCAGGTCGATTATTGGCAAACGTGGCATTGGTCTTGCGAATTCCCTGCAACAATGGTACGCCGTGAGACGGTTAAAAACGATACGATTGGTGCGAATTTAATTGAAGAGAATGTTGAAACCGGGGAATTTGTGATTTCACCGGTTGACGTGGGCACCGCTGCATACACGGGCATTGGCACCGATATCATTGAGGAAAGTGGATGGAATACAACGCCGTGTGTGCTCATTGCGTACACGTACAAGCCGTCCGAAACCACGGCGAAAACTGACCCTGGAACATACATCATCAATGCGATAAAGGACGCGGCTGGAAGCCTTACCTATAACCTCAAAAACATCGCGCCTTCTTTTGCGGGCGGACGTTTTCAGCAGGGCATTTATCAAGCCTGCGATTTTATTGCATTTAAGGTGGACACTACCGACCAAGATAAATTAAACGCCGCAATACAGGCTATCAACCTCTATTTGCAAAAACTTGTCGATGGTGTGATGATTCAGAGCGTGCAGGTTCTCCGAATGATTCCTGAATTTATGGCACCCGCAAGCGGTGTTCAGCCTATCAATTCTGCCTACCCCCGTGTAAATAACATCAAAGGCAAAGCAAGCCCGACGACGTTTGGCTCGTATACTCCTAACAATAATAAACTCTACACTCAGCAGTTTAATTATTTGGTGATTGACAACGGTTCGGGTTCTCAGATGGAAATGGGGTATGAGTATTTTAATGGAGATGCTTCTCAAAGTATTCCGGCGCACACCCCCACGTTTCGTCTATATTCTCAGCTGTCGAATTCCCCTGCATGTCGCCTTATTCCTTATAGTTACAAAGGCCCAACAGCTCGTGAAAACCCGCTTTATTCATTGGAGCTGAACACCTATCCGTTATGCAGTTACAGCTATAACGAAATGCGTACGGATTATTTTGCAAATCAAAACAGCTATGCGGTACAAGGCATCCGCAATACAGTGAACCTTGCAACTGGTTTGGTAGGTGGTGCAACTTCTACCGTCACAGGTGCTATGACCGGTGGCCTGGCGGGTGCAGTATCTGGCATTGCGCAGATTGCCAACACGGCTCTTAACGCCGCCGACTTGATTGCCAAGCAAAAGGACCGTGCACGCATTCCGAATGAAGTAGTTGGCCTGTCTGATAGCAATATTCAATTTGCGATAGGGCGTATGTCCTTTATCGAATACCGTATGCAGGTGCAGCCGTATTACGCCAAAATCATTGACAATTATTTCACAGCATACGGATATGCAATCAACGACATTAAAAAACCCGAATTGAATACACGCACGCGCTTTAATTTTATCTGGACGCAAGGTGCAAATGTCCTAGGCGACCTTCCCACAGAGGCAAAGAATGTCATCAATCAGCAAATGGATGCCGGTCTCCGAATTTGGCACGACCCTGCCGCGTGGATGGATTACAGCGTAAAAAATACAATTAAGGGGTGATTAAGTGAAAAAAGCAAATTATTACCGCAAAGCGCAAGCCGATATGGAAGACACTTGCAGTTATTACGTAAATCGTGCGCTTGAAATTTTCCTGAACCGTGTTACGTATGAATGTGAAGACCCCGATGCCCTCAAATATTTTGACCCGTCATACGCCGAACGCTGCATTTTTTATGAAGGCCGCGATACGGTTTGGTTTGATGAAATCCTTGGTTCTTACCGTTGCGGAAACGTTTTGCCGGGTGGAACGTTCGACATCTATGGCAACCCGACAGAGTGGTCTAGTTGTCCGGCAAATGGCATGGGCCTTACCTATCTTAAAGACACGAATGCTGTTATTATATACGACACGGTGTGCCAAAGCTCTCCTGGTGCAATGGCGACGCCAATTGTCCCCTATCTTATGGTGTTGCACATTGTGAAGGATATGGCACAGTTGCATATGGCCCGTAATGTCAACGTGAGCTCTCTTTCTTGTCCTATCATTATTTCTGGCACAGAGGCACAGCAGCTTTCTTTGCAAAATCGTATTGAAGAAATTAGCGTTGGCACTCCTTATATTTTCGTGGCATCAGATAGCAATACAGGCAACGACATCAAGGCATTGAACACCGAATGTATCAATAACATTTCGGCGTTTTCAAATGAACTTGATAAAGAATGGTCTGAACTCTTAACCTATCTTGGCACAAACAATGTAAATGTTGTAAAGGCCGAACGCGTCACTGATGATGAAGTCAACGCGAACAACGAACAAATCACAATGAAAGCAAAAGCGGTCATTAAAGCACGCCAAGACGGTTTCGATAAACTTGCCGCAATGGGATACCCTAAAGTTACGGTAAAATGGCTTGGCGGGTCTACCGAAAACAGTGTAGACGTATTTGATGACAACGGGCTTCTGTTGGATGAAGAAGATGAAAAGACCGAACCGAATGTTTCGGACGGCGGAAAGGGTGGAAGCGATGGCAGTAGCAACAGTGCGTCTATGTGACTTGATTGCATCCGGGTATCCTTTTACTGAAAAGGCATTGAGTAAATACCCGGCTCCCTCTGACGGTGTGCGGGAAGAAATCAACAGCGCAATTCTTCAATATTACTGGACCCGTGAAATCGGTTTTCAGACCCCCGACGAAATGGCCCAAAAGATGGATTTTGCAATGCGTGCTATCATGCCCTATTATAATGCACGACGCGCTATTGACGCTCTGGACGTTGGCGCAAATCCGTTGCAGAGCTATGAGGAAACTCTTGAAACCATTATGGAAGGTACACGCGAGAGTACAGGAACAACTCAGGGCAATAACAGTGATTCCCGTACTACAACCGACGAACGTTCTGGCCAAGACACACGCGATGATACTACCAGCACAAAAAGTAGCGGGTCCACTAGCGACACAAGCGGGGAACACGGATACGATAAACATTACGTTTTCCCGGTTTCTGGTGGCTCAGGTGATGGTACAGGCGATACCGGTGGTATGAGCGACAGTTATGCCGCAGAGGGTAACAGCAACCGTCGCAATAGTACGAGTGAAGGGTCTCACAGCGATACAGGTACTACAACCGTCGCGGCGACTGCAACACGAACCGACACCGGAAAAACCGTAGCGAGTGGAAGTGGAGAACATGCTGAAACCCGCAAGGAAACCGGCAAAGATGGTAGTACTACAAACACCACCCGCAAGGGCACGACGGAAGCAAAATTCCGCCTGCTTGCCGCTTACCGTGAAGTGATTGAAAACATTAACATGATGATTGTAAAGGACCCCGCAATTGCGCAGCTCTTTTATAGTAACTACTCTTAAAGAAGGTGATACAATGGATGTGAACGTTGAGCCTTGCAAGGTCCCTTGCCCCGTCATCCCGCCTATCCCTTACCCGCCTCACGATACACCCGGTACAGGCCCGTTATACAAAGACACTGATGAAAATTTCAAAGAATGGAGTGATTCCTATGCTTCCTCTTCCGTTCCTTCCGTATGAAGGCGGACCGACTATTATTGAGTGGTTAAATCAGATTTGTCAAAAATTTAACGAACTCTTGACGGCGGTAAAGAACGTCCGCGAACTTCCGCCTGGTGGTACTCACGGGCAGGTTGCAACGCCGAAAGAAGATGGCTCCGGTTACGAGTGGGTGAATCAGAGCGGTGGTGGCGGTGGTGGTTCGGATGATTTGTGGTATCCTGCCGTCACAACCGCCGGTGTTATCTCGTGGGCAAAGTCTAGCACCACTACACCCCCGGCCTCTCGTAACATCAAAGGACCGAAAGGCAATGATGGTGCGCCCGGTACACCTGGTAAAGATGGTGTGAGCCCTACTGCAAACGTTGTCCAGACCGAAACGGGTGCAACTATTACAGTCACAGATAAAAACGGTACAACTACGGCAAAAATTAAGAACGGAACACCGGGTGCAGACGGTGCTCCCGGTGCTCCCGGTGCACCCGGTGCGCCCGGTACACCTGGTAAAGATGGTGTGAGCCCTACTGCAAACGTTGTCCAGACCGAAACGGGTGCAACTATTACAGTCACAGATAAAAACGGTACAACTACGGCAAAAATTAAGAACGGAACACCGGGTGCAGACGGTGCTCCCGGTGCTCCCGGTGCACCCGGTGCGCCCGGTACACCTGGTAAAGATGGGATTACGCCTACTTTTGAGGTAGGTACTGTAACAAAGCTCAGCCCCGACGCAGAACCCACGGTCACCCTTGAAAATGTTGGCGGCGGTCTATACATGATTGACTACGGCATCCCGCAAGGGCAACCCGGCACGCCCGGTGCGGGCTCCGGTGACGTTGTAGCCGCTGGAAACAACGTATTTACAGGCACAAACCATTTTGAAGGCTTAACGGTTCTTGGCGAGACTCACGCGGAAACCCCGACAAATAACAACAATGTCACAAACAAGCTCTATGTTGACACGCTTGCGGGTACTACCAAAACCAGCGCCGTCACGGAAGCAGACGAACACACGGACAAGAAAATTAGTGCGCTCCGCACACTTCCCGCCGGTGGTACAAGCGGGCAGGTCCCTACCATTGCAAGCGATGGCGAGTCTGTTGAATGGAAGACGTCGTCCGGTGGCGGCGGCGGCGGTGGCGTTGAATGGGTGGAAGTGACTCCATCACAGTCTAGCTCTACGAACCTCAACGTTGATAATCTCAAATTGTGGTACGACAAAAACGACCATCAACATTTGAAATTTGAGGGGTATATTTGGGCGACCAAAAGGTATCCTTCCGAATTGTCTCTTGTAATGCCTGACGTTTTCTCCCCTGTTGTGACTGACATGTGGACCCCTTTACTATCACTGGTGGGGTTAGGCAATACTTCCCTAACCACTATTACATTGTATGTGCAGTACAAAGCGTACACGAGCGGAAAGCTATTGCAAATTCATCCTAGTGGTTCTAGTGTTTATTGGAATGCTAATTGTCGCTATGCCGTTGGCTCTGAAATCTATCTGAACCCGTCTCAACTGATTCAGGGCAATAGCGATGAAGTCAATGATGACGCAGGAACGCAACACGACGAATGATACTAAATGTTCCACGTGGAACATTAAGAAAAGCCCCTCTCGTTTGAGAGGGGCTTTTTCTATGCATTGGATTCTTTCGACTCTTTCTGTTCTTGTTCTTTAATCAATGCCCGCGCTATACCGGACCAACAGCTATCATATTTAACAGGGTCCATATCCGGGATGTAGGGAAGCTCTTCCATATCAATCACCAACCAATTCCCTAAAGTACGCGGACGTTTCAGCAAACGGGATAAACTTTACGTACCCGTCGGAAGTATCAAGCGTACCGCCCAAAGTGCCAAGGGCTTTGAAGAACTTTTCAAGATAGACGGTGTTCAACGCAAGGCTTCCGTCCTGCTCAACGGACTCAACCGGCCAACCGTTCATAACAATCTTACGCAGCTTCTTCTTGCATTCGCTCAGCCGGTCATCGCTGTAAAAGTCAATGGTTTCGGTGGACTCATCGTCAACCCGGCAAGTGAGCGAAATCACGCAATCGTGCTTGTATTCAGGCTCAAGGATGATGTCATCGCTGAACATAAAGGGAAGCAACCACGTGAGCGCGTCGTTGATTATATGCTCACATTCAAACACCGGGACCGGTTCAGCATTGAAAGCCTCATCCGGGATGGACACATCAGCGGGCACCATGATAGGTTTGAAGTCAACGGGACCCGGGATAGTAGAGGTTGCAGGTTTCCAAAAATTCTTTTTCATAACAATAGCTCCTTTTTTATTTGCTTGAAACGTTTTCCGTTTCATTGTCTATATTGTACCGCCTTTGTTAGGCGTTGTCAATGGATTTGGACTTGTTAAATAAATAACTTACGGGGTATCCTAGTCTCTTTGGGTTCTGAACTCGTGATAATAGAACCTGCCGTAATAGCGTTGTACTTATCAGCGAGTTCGTTGTACTTATCAGCGAGTTCGTTGTACTTATCAGCGAGTTCGTTGTCTTGTGCTTCTTGTGTATCTCCTTCATCGTCATCGCACATACAGTCTGTATATCCTTTAATGTACGCGCAAGAGTAGTTAGCGAGGTCTATTCTACCACCCAAAGGAAGTTCAAAATCAACACACATAATGCCGTCGCAATACAACCTCATCCGCTCGGCAACCCCATCGATACCGGCGATTGCTTGGCAAACAGCAAACCGGACGGAATCTAAACTCTCAAAGTCATCCTTACAACTTAAAGTGTTTCAATTGCCCCGCAATTGCGGCGGCAAGATAACCATACCATGAACGGTGACCCTCAGGGTCTTTGTGCCAAGCTTCAGCCATTCTCTGAATCTGTCGAACTGTACCTAAACCGCCCCGTGCTTGTCCGCTTGCATTCAACTCTTGAACCGTCTCAACAATTTGGTCACTCACGAGCCAAGGATGTGTGAGCGAACCGTAGATAGAAACCCAATAGCCAAGTACAATCTTGTCTTTTTTCGTGAGCGGGGTCGCCATACTGGAAAAGAAATCCGCACCCGATTCGCCCCGGTCCGTGAATGCTTTATCGACACTGTCGATATACTCACGACGTCCGCGAGCTGTTGTCATCGGACTATGCACGAATTGCACGAAATCGTTTACAATCTCTTTCAGGTTTGCAGACGGTGGAAGGTCTTCCGGCATAACGGGAAACGAATCACCCGGAATGCCTTGATAGATAAGACTTTCATACATCATCTTCAAAACGCCGATAGCTTCTTGATACCCGCCAAGGTCGCCAAGCCCTTCTCGTTCCATCTCACGCATGCGCGAATTGACCTTGCGTACAAGTGAAATGTACTTCTTTTCAAGCGGCGTGCGCTTCCGCACTTCACTCTTTACACTTCCCTGAATAGGACCATAAAATTTGGTGATGTCCTTGTACTTATTCGCAATGGTTAAAACCTTGTCAACATTCTTGCCATGCAAGTACGAGAGCTTTTCGGGAAGACGATTCTTTCCAATATCCGCAAGTTCTTGCTGAAAATGCTTGCCGTCTGTATTGACAGTGCCAAGGCGCAACGCTTGAACGAGCCGTTGATTGATACGCTTTGCAAGAAGCGTGTATTCTGTATCTGTCATAATGCATACTCCTTTTCCTTGTGACTTTATTATATAACATATCGAACATAATGTATATAATAGTTATTTTTTTAACAACCTCAGTATTCAGCACAAAGAGCTTGCGCACTCTTGATGCGGTTGTCGTATTCGTCCGTCATACCAAGGTTATAGGTGGTAGGTTGAAGAGCCGTCGCGTGCTTTTGATTGATGGTCTCAGTGTTGCCAAGGTAATCGGTTAGAGTGATTTTCGGTTGGTCATCAAGATAATAACGAATCATGCGACCGCTTGTATGATATCCCCAAGACGTACCTTTACGCTTTCCACCTGCACATTCAGGCTCTAAACGAAACTCTTCAATGTGTTCGATGGCATCAAACTTGTTCGCAATGCCCTCTTCTGCTTCCCGCTTTTTATTCCACACGGCCTTTTTTTTGTTTACACCGGATACCGTGATTTCAAGTTCGCCATCTTTTTCAACGGCGTACTTTTTAGCACCGTAGGTTATAAACTTGTCATAGCGACCTTCATAATCAAATTCACCAAGATGCGCAAATTTAGAAGGGTCGATTTTATGAGCCTTGCACGCCTTGGCAATCTTCACGGAAACCTCTGCATTATAATCCTTGACGTATTCCCGCGCCGCATCCGCGTAATCTTCCGCAATCTTCATACTGTCGGTATCATCATAAATAATACCCTCATCAAGCGCAATAATGGCACGCCATAAATTACGCCGTGCGTATGCAGATACCCAAACACCCCATGCAAAATTAAGCAACGGGTGACTGTTCACTTCATTTAACTTCTTTTGCATATCAAAGCGTTGCTTATTGTACCATTCGTCCTCAGTCATATCTTCATACGGCTCATACGGCACCCATCCGCTATGGTCACCGCCGTCATAATTATAGTCGTACTCAACAGGGTCCGTCACATATTTCGTAACTGCCATGCCATAACAACCGTTGATACATTGTTTAACATATTGGCGGGAAGCCTGCAACACTGCAAGCCGTTCGGTTTCTTGCGCAGATAGAATGCCTTTTGCTTTCAGCGCTTTAATTTCAGCACCAAGCTTTTCCTTTTGCTCAAACAAACGCACCAACAAATTGATAAGCTCTTTCGGAAGATATGCCTTGCGTGCGCGTTTCAGACCCAAAACTTCAACATCTTCCATTTTATATGCTTCTTGTATGGTCAACCAATCCTGTTCTGTTATCCATACTTCACACATGTCGACCTTGTACACGCGCCCGTTGTCTTTTTCAACAACTGCACTCTGCAAATCAAAGTCTACACATTTGCTCACGCTTAAATAGGTGTTCTGCAACTTGCTCTTCACACCCCAAAGACGCAAATGCATTATATACGCGTAGTTGTCAATGTCAAGATGGTAGATGTCATCTTCAACTTCATAGAACCGGGATACTGGATACTTTTCCATGACCATGACAGCAGGATAAGAACTCTTGAAGTCGTAACTGTCAACATTGAACATCATAATCCCGGCGTAATGCGCATTCGCGTGAGTGTATCCACCTTGATAACAAAGCACTAACTCTCTATAATCATCAATGCTTGTTTCACACATACGAGAAATACGATGATACCAATCATTCATAGCACACCAAGGATTTTGGGGATTGCGTGCTATAATCTCTTCTTTAAGCTCGCGACGTACTTCACCTGTTTGCGTGAGAGGAATATCCCATACCGTGCCGTACTGTTTTGCTTTCATCGCAATATAATCGGCTAATACAAGGCAGTCGTATTCACAGTACTCTAATTCCTTGCCATTCATAGGCGTGCACGGCAAACGCTCAACATTATAATCAAGGTCACCAACTTTTTTGGCATGCGGCAAGTTGAACTTGCTTCCTACCATTTCAAGTGACATCATATTCAAGACATATGCATCGCGAAACTCAACGCTAAACTCATGGCTAATAGCAAACATAGGCTTGCGCGGCTCACGCGCAAAGACTTCATCAAAATTGATGACGTTGATGCAATACTGCCAATCATACGGGAAGTTTTGCACGTATACCCGCCATTGCGTGGTCTCGCCAAGCACCTTGTGTATAATGCCTAAAAACACTTTGAGTTCGTCAAGCTGTCTGCCATAATAAACTTCATCAAGAACTTGCATCATCCATATATAGCAGACACCATACTTTTTGCAACGCTTGTAATAGTCCACGGGCTTGTTATAGTCAAACGCCGTCGCAATCCTTGCAGGGTTGCCGTTCTCATCGCAATAAAGGTAATACGTGGATGCCTCTGTATCAAACGTGAAGACATTGTTGCAACGCTTGATAACCTCTTTATGCTTGCCGCGTTTGATTTCTTGTATATCAAAACAATCAGCGGTTTTGTCGAATTCTGTATAATGCTTCATGTGTAACATTCCTTTTATCCTTCTGTTTATAATTATATCCCACCCGCACACCCTGTCAACAACTATTCTGAATTTATTTGATTTTTATTTGTGATACGGATAGGATAAGGATAGAATAAGGAGTGGATAAGGATAGGATAAGGAAAGGCCCGAGCGAATGCGAGGGCCGATAGTCCCGATAGGCCCGAACGTACGTGAGGGCCGATAGTCCCGATA